GAAATAAACTGTCAACTATATGGAACTTAAATTGGATCATCTTGAAAAAGATTTACACGTTGATTGCATTCAATATCGTTTATATACAGATAAAATTTTAGTAATCAATAATTCTCTCAAAAATGAAATTGAAGATCTTTTAGTTAAGATTGAAGAAGAATGTATCTAAAAAACACTCTTCTAAATAACTGAGAAACCATTGCATGAATTGACTTGTAGTGGTAGAATATTAATGTTGCAATTCTAATTTTATGTCTAAAGGATTTACAATTAAAGCTAACGCACCGACTCCAAAAAAGAATGAGGATGATTTTGATATAGATGCTGCGAAGGAGATGATTCGTGGCAAAAATATCGTTTTTTGTCTTCCAGGTCGTGGGTGTTCTTATATTTTCTTAAAGAATTTCGTTCAACTTTGTTTTGATCTTGTCCAAAATGGTGCAAGTATTCAAATCTCACAGGATTATTCTTCCATGGTTAACTTTGCACGATGCAAAGTACTTGGAGCAAATGTTCTTCGTGGACCAAAACAAATTCCCTGGGATGGTCGTTTGAGTTATGATTATCAACTTTGGATTGATAATGATATTGTTTTTAGTACTGAAGGATTTTATCGTCTTGTCTCAATGGATAGAGACATTGCAGCCGGATGGTATTGCACTGAAGATGGTCATACGACTTCCGTTGCTCACTGGTTAGAAGAAGATGACTTTAAAAATAATGGTGGAGTCATGAATCATGAGACTCTAGAAACCATGCAGAAGCGTCGTAAACCATTTACAGTTGATTATACTGGATTTGGATGGGTTTTGATTAAGAAGGGTGTCTTTGAGTCTTTAGAGTACCCCTGGTTTGCTCCTAAGATGCAAGTCTTTGACTCTGGAGAAGTTCAAGATATGTGTGGAGAAGATGTTTCATTCTGTCTTGATGCAAAGGCAGCAGGTTTTGAAATCTGGTGCGATCCTAAGATTCGTGTGGGACACGAGAAGACTCGTATCATTTGATATATTAAGTTTCAAGGGTATTCTTCAAAATCCCTTAAAAGACTATGCCAGGCGCGTTTAAACCCGTTTCTGGCGCGAAAATAAAACCAATTGTGAGGTATTAGAAAAATGGCAGTAAAAGCAAAAGGTGGATTGAATAAAAGTGGTTATATTCCTGGACCTCCTAAAAAGAGTCGTCAAGGTCAGGGAGATGGTACAAAGTATGCGGCAACAAGTCGTAATAAAGCTAAAAAAGCCTATCGCGGTCAAGGTAAAGGTTAAACTATAAATAATTTTAAATCAATAAATTAATAAAATGGCAGACTCAGATCCTAAAGTAGCACCAAATGCAGAACCACAGGCATCAGAAGAGGTAAATGTATTCTCATATGATGTTTCTTCCCAATCTAAAACACCAGCGCCACAGAAATCAAATCCAGTATCACCATTAGCTGCAGGTTAATATGACAGAAAAGGAAGCATATATTCATGAGTGGATTCAAAAAATATCCACACCAAAGGATGAATTGAATGGTTTATCTGTTTGCCCATATGCTTCTGGTTCAAAAACTTTAATTGTAGAGACAAATCTTGATGATATCGTACCTCAACCTGGGTATGATGTCATCATTTTTATTGTTGAAGATTTTTGGAGGCCAGATCAAGTTCAGAAATGGGTTAAAACTTATAATCAAAAGTTTACATACTATAAATTTTTTGAAGATTTATCTTCTAGAGACACCTTCATAGGTGGAATTAAGACTAATAATGAAAAATTTAACCTTATTTTGTGTCAATCTAAGAAAAAATTGAGTACAATTCGCAAAAAATTGGCAAAAACTGACTATTATACTTTTTGGACCGAAGAATATCTGGAACAAATTTTAGGTGAAGATGTGGAGATTATTAATTCAGACGACATTTCGGGATAGCAACCCCGTAAAAAGTTCTGATGTTAAAATCAGGAGCTAAAAAATGTCAAATTTACCAGTCGATAGAGATGCAAATTACATGCATCAAATGTGGGGAACAACTAGATTGGTTACAGATTATGAAATAAACTCAAAAAAAAGAGTAATTCAGGAAGTTATGCATGATCTTGCCCCAAAACATGACTTAAAAAAACAAACAGATCTTCATGAAAAAATTCGTAATGATCTGGATTATGATGATTGGGAATATGGCACCGAACCTACTTATGGCAAAAAATGGTAAAAAGGTATTATACATATAATAAATACCCTTAGTTTGAGTAATGATCAGGATTTCTCGCAAATTTAAAGATATAAGTTTGTCTTTTGTAAGGAATCCTGTAACTAATGATATTCTTGCAATTACTGATGAAGATGCTATTAAAAAATCTGTGGTCAATTTGGTAAGAACCAGAGTTGGTGAAAGATTCTTTAATTCTTTGTTGGGATCTGACATTGAAAATTCAATGTTTGAATTACAGACTCCCGAGAGAGCTTATTCTCTTGAGTTGAATATTAAAACACTATTGAAAAACTTTGAAAAAAGGATTTCTTTATCATCAGTTATAGTGTCATACCCAGATGAATCTAATGAAATTAATGTAAGAATATCATATACAGTAATTGGTGTTCCTATACCACCTCAAACTGTAGAGTTTGTACTACAACCTACTAGAGTCTAATGTCATTTAATCAATTTACAAATTTAGACTTCAGTGATCTAAGAACCCAGATCAAGGATTATTTGCGTGCAAATAAAAATTTTACGGATTTTGATTTTGAAGGATCTAATTTTTCAGTTTTAATAGACTTACTTGCGTATAATAGTTACATAACTGCCTATAATACTAATATGGCAGTTAATGAAGTATTTTTAGAAAGTGCAACACTCAGAGAAAATGTAGTTTCTCTTGCTAGAAATATAGGATACTTACCTAGATCTAGAAGATCTTCTAGGGCAAATGTTAGTTTTACTGTTGATATGAGTCAAACTGATGCAAGAACTGTAAAATTACTTGCAGGACAAGTTGCTCTAGGAGCGGTAACAAATGGTAATTATATTTTTTCAATTCCAGAAGATGTTACAACTCCAGTTAATACTGATGGTATAGCTGTTTTTGACAATCTGCCTATTTACGAAGGAATATTTTTAACTAGTACTTTTATTGTAGATGAATCGCAACCAAATCAAAAATTCGTTTTACCAAATATCAATATAGATACCACATCAATTAGAGTCAAAGTTACAAATCAAGTAACAGAATTTTATACCGCCTATGATAGTTTATTAGATGTTGGTAAAGACTCTAGATTATTTTTAATTCAAGAAGTTGATGGTTCTAAGTATGAAATACGATTCGGTGATAATATTATTGGTAAAAAACCATCAAATGGTAGTAAAGTAGAAGTAACTTATATTGTTACAAATGGATCATCTGGAAATGGCGCTGCAAATTTTACATTTTCTGGTAGACTAAAAGATAATAATTTATTTGATATTACGACAGGAATTTCATTACTAACGACACAATCAAAGTCTGAAAGTGGTGATGAAATTGAATCGGTAGACTCAATAAAGTATTTTTCGCCAAAAGTATATGCTTCTCAATATAGAGCAGTTACTTCAAATGACTATAAGGCTTTAATTCCATACATTTATCCAAATGTAGAATCCGTAAATTCTTATGGTGGTGATGAATTGGATCCTCCAGAATATGGAAAAGTTTTTATATCCATAAAACCTAGAAACGGAACATTTTTATCCGAAATTACAAAACAAACAATATTAAATACTATTAAAAAATATTCTATAGCGGGAATTAGGCCAGAAATTGTAGATTTATCGTATCTTTACATTGAATTGGATACTTCAGTCTATTTTAATGTTAATTTATTGAGTAATTCTGAAGTAGTAAGAACAAAAGTAATTGATACATTGACTTCTTATGGCAATTCTAAAGATGTTAATAGTTTTGGTGGAAGATTTAAATATAGTAAAGTTGTTGGTTTAATCGATGATTGTGATAAGTCAATAACTTCTAATATTACAAAAGTTAAAATGAGGAGGGATTTAAATCCAGAAATAAATTCTTTTGCAACTTATGAACTTTGTTTTGGAAATAGAATACATACTAGAGATGGTGGATACTCTATAAAATCTACAGGATTTTTTATTAATGGAATATCAGATGTTGTTTACTTGTCAGATTCTCCATCTAATAGAGATAATGGAACTATATTCTTTTTTAAATTAGAGAATAATATACC